ATCCAAAATCTTAATAACCGAATTTTTAAGGCTCTTGCGTGCCATTATAGTACCTCACTGTTAAAGTGAAACGAGGGTTTCGTAAAAGGCCATGACACTTGCCCTCTTAATGTTTGTGTCATCAACCTTTCCATAGTAAAACTTTCTAATGTTTTTCACCATTTGTGGGTCTAATGGTAAACAAAAAAGATAATCGCCACCATCACCGTATTTATATACTGGAATATTATCACAACTTGAACTGAACAACCCTGTTAAGTCATGTATATGAAAAATATTCGATGGTGTTGGCCTAACGGAAATTAACAAATCAACTTCAAGGGTTATAGTATAAGTATTAGAAGACCATTCTTTATATTCTGGTCCATTGATACGTGACTCAACCCATGTACTTAAACTCGAAGTATCACGTACTTCATCTTCAGACATGAAATCAATATCATTATCTTTAGCAATAGTGCCAAAGAAATCTGTAATTGACATCATGATCCAACGATCAAGTCTTTTGTCAAATTGGCTAGCCATTTTGAGCATTCCTAATAAGTAAGTGATACCCCGCGCCATCCAAATCTTGCATATTTACAATCTCATAACGTTTAGTTTGTATTACAAAATAGTCTCCGACTTCAATTGGATTAGGTACATCTTTACTATCAATCAATACTTCTCGATCTCCAATTTTGATATCAGCACCAAATTTAAAGTTAGCGAGAAACATTGCAAAATTGCGTTGTATACTAATATTGTTTGGTAATAGAACAGCACGAGTGATAGCCATCTCTTGTGATGTAACTGTTTGCTCACCTGTCTTATAATCAACATCAGCAACTATTCGTGAATGTACAACTGCTGGTTGTCCATACAACCGCTTCAATGAATAGATAACGTGCTTTAAATCACGATTTTTATACATAATAAAAATAGCTTCCCTGCTATTACCCACCCAGGTTGAACTACTTAACCAAGCAAAATTACACCATATTGTGCATCAAGTGTCTTGACACCGAACAAGGAATCAACAGATACCTTCAAGGCTTTCTTATCTTGATCCCAAGATGTTGCAACACGTACTGAAATATTGCGTGAAGAAGCAGTTGCAATATTCGCACCAGCAGCTCCATTTGGAACTTCCAATGGGCGATTAACAAGAGCAATCGCATTGCGATGGAACGCTGGGTTCATTGAACCAACAGGTCCGTAATTAACAACATCGTTATCAGAAATTGCAGCATCCAAACCACGATCAAGAATCAGATCCCAGTCATCAGCAGCAGTATTGACAGCTTGTACAATGACGTATTCAGCACCAGCAGCTGCACCAGAACCGAAGGAAACCAATTGTCCAACATGTGGACCACCAGCCAAACCATCAACATGTACTTCACCAACATATCCAGCAGCATAGCCAGCTACAAAATCAACGGCACCTTGACTATAAATTGTTACCGCAGCACCAGAGGAAGTTGCTTCACGAATAGGTCGTGTAGTAACTAAATCATAAGTACCAGATGTAGACAATACACGTAAAGGTGTCATATCACCAGCAATAGTAAAGTAAGCACCAGCAGTAACAGCACCTACTGTACTAACTGCACTATCACCCGCATCAGTCTTAGCTGATGTTGTAGTTGGCGTTTCTTGTGGAGCAGTAGTTACTGATGGAGTATTGAGTGACATATACGTTTCCATGCCAAACAATCCACCCAACGACGCACGACGCAACGCATTATCAGTTCCAGCTTTCTCAGTGCTAACAAATAAGTCAGTCATGAGAATATTAGCTTTGGTACCTGATGCAACAACAAGATTACGTCCCACGTCTGACACTTTTTGCTCATTGAGCGCTTGTTCAGTTTCAACTAAATACTGCAATGTATTAGTTTTACTCAAAGTGCCCATACCACCGGCAGTATTGGCAAGAAACTGTGCAGCTTGGCCCGCAATCTTACGATCAACAGTACGTGCCAAAGTCAAAATAGCAGGTTGCAAGTACGTAGTTACGAGATCAGCAAACGAATACGTTTGCTCAATATCATAGACCAAGAACGAAACGTCAGCAACCGTGTCCAGTTTAACCTGAACATTTGCAGCTGATGCATCTTGGTACGTTACATTAGTACCTTTGGTATAAATATTGGTTGTGAATTCCGCAGGCTTGCGGGTATTCACAATATCACCAAAACTTGCAATCTCATTATTAAAGTCACGATGAATCAAACTACCGTAAATCATTGATTCTTCAAGAATTGCGATAGATTCACGTGCCCAAAGTTTAGGATTCCAGGGATCAAACGTGTTTGCATATACTGGAGTCCACAGGTCATAATTTTGCGTAAAATTTAACATTACACAGTGTCCTTTATTTTTTGACGATTCTTCATATAAGCCTCTTGTGTATCCAAGCTAGCCTCAGATACAGGCCCACTACCTGGAGTGTTATTCCCGCCAACACCACCAGTCAACCCTGATTCCCACAGGTTGCCATATTCTGGCTCCATCTTTTTCATTTCAGCAATAGCTTCTGGAACAGTCAAATCCATTTCCATTGGCTTACCTTCTGAATCCCGGCCTGCAAACTTTACCCGTGGAATGTACTTGCCGGTACCATTGCCATCCACGGTTTCCTCTACTAAATTTGTTGAACCACGCAAAATTGTTACAATCTGGCTTGGATTGATTGCGGGATTCTCGCCAACTTTACTCGCAGCAGCATCAAGAATCGCTCGTTCAATTGTTGATTGCGTATAGCGTTTCTTCCAATCATCACGTTCTTGTGTTAATGTATTAATAGCTGTTTCATGTCGAAGATCCTCTTCTTTCTTAGTTTTAGCAGCTAGCTCTTCCTTGGTCATGTAAGATGCTTCAAGTGTGTCGATACGCTCTTGTAGCTTATCACGTTCACTTGCCGTCATCTCCTTAGTTTTCTTCAATTGATTCAATTGGTCAATTGTCTTTTGTTGTTCAGCTTGTTGTGTTGCTTTAACTTTTGCAACACGTTCTTGAACAATCCTATCTATGCGTTTCTGTTGTTCTGCGGTAAATGCACCAGAAGACTTTTTACCAGTGTCAATACCAGTTGCAGTACCAGTATTAGGGTTAGGATTATCGTTAGAACCAGCATCGGTACCAATATCAGAACTAGTATCAGAATCATCATAAACAGGTGCCCAAAATTGTACCAATTCTTTATTTAATTTCTCGTTTAACTTGGCTGTCATCAGGAATTCCTTTGTAATTGTAGGGTGTGGGTATCTACTAAATATGGTCTAAGATATGCCCAGGCGAGACTACTGGGAATATTATATAGTATATGCACTGGTATATTATCAACGTCTTTGTTGATCCTAATGCTACTAATATTAGACTGGGTGAGATGGGTATGTTCACTTTCAAATTCAGGATCACGTCCATCCAATAAATTATATGCTATCTCGCAACAAGCAATTTGTATATCTTCTGGTATTATTGTACCTCCATTTCTAGGGAATTCAAGGAATTGATTAGTAACTGTTTTCGTACCATGATAGTTTAAACGATCAATATAACCAGTTGCTGTAGTTAATGAACGTAAACGTTTTGAGTCAGACTCAGCAAACCATGATTCATTATTCAAACGTTGACTAAAATAGTAATCAGCATCTGGTAACAATATATATGGTGCACGAACAACTCTAATAGTTGCACTGCCACTACCTATTGTTTCACTATTAGCTGTGATTGGTAATGTTGCCATTATTTAGTCCTTTGCTGTTTATCAGGCCCACGTCCCGGTTTACCTTGTTTTTCAGATACTGAACTATTTTGGCCAATTTGTGTATCACTAACTCCACGAGCATTACCACCTACACCGCCTTGTGCTTGGCTAATTGTTCTTAAACGAGCTTCATGTTCCTTTTTAGCTTGCTCTACTTCACCTTCTGGATACCCACGTATCTGGGATGCTGTATCAGCAGTAACAAAACCAGCTTCAAAGTCATTTATAATTGTCGCGGGATCAGATGTTATTGATTTAGCAGAATCAATTTCTTTATTCATTTCATCTAACAATTCAACACGAATTTGACCACCAACTAATATATTTACTATACGTTTCATCATCTCACGTTGAAATGTTTGACTTGGGATACTATGTGATAAATCACCAAGTTCCTTTGCTTCAGCGCGTCGTTCTACATCAGTACGTAAATTAAAATGACGAGGATATGAAATAACAGGTGTATCCTTGATACTTTCATAATTATTCCAATGAACAGCTAATTTACGCTCACCTTCTTCAAGGATCAAAGCAATTAAACTTAAACCACTTTCAAGACTTTCTTTATCAAATTGTTTACTTTCAGCAGATACAGATTTATTTCCAAGACCAGCTGTTGCTAAATGAACCAATAAACGAATATCTCGTTTAATTTGATTCTCTTTTTCCATTGAAACCTTTAAAGGTTCAGGTGATGGATAAATATACCCTGGGCGGTCAAGACCTTTAAAATAACGTCGCCCAGTTGTTGGGCCCATTTGTATTTTTTGTACACTGGATTGTGAATCAGAAACACCAGTAACTGTTTGTGTACCATCCTCAGCAGTTGTAATGGTATCTTGACCCATAGGCTGCATTGCACTGAGTGCAGTAACATAACTTGACTGTTCAGTATAAACAGGGAAATTTGCTTTTCTTGCAAAATTAATATCTGTTGATTCAAGATTCAATAAAGCTATTTGATAATCTGCAGCATCTTGCAATAAACTGTATTCAAGTTCAAATAAAACAAATGGTATTCGGGGTATATTTAAAACAAATTTTTCTTCTTCAACACCTGATTCATTAAAAAATGTAACGCCAACACCCCCACTATCAAGAACTTCAAGTAACCTGAAACGTGTTCCTTCACCAATAATTAAATCATAATCAGGGTCTTTTATAAAATAATTATCATGTAGTAACACTTTTACAAATTGATGCCCAGAATCGGGTGGGCCTGACGTCCAAGTTAAAATATCTTCTGCACGATACATATAATAATAAGGGTGAGTCTTTCCATTATTATTTAAAGTAGTAGGTGTATTACGTGGCATATCCACATAGACACCGACTTTACCAAGAACTAAGAGTTCAGGCAATAATTTTGTTCCAACGAAATTATCAATTGAACCACCAAAATAGTCTACACCACCAAAATTGCCAACTAGTGCTTGTTTATAAGATTCTGATTTATTAACTCTACGAACATCAGGCATACGTGAAAAAATAGAATTTTTAATTTCTTTGATAGCCTGGCCAGCAAAATTGGGACAATATGTCAATTCACGTCGTTCCTCAAATTCTGTTTTATCTTCACGGATACTATATTGTTTCAAATATTTTGTGACAAAATCACGACCACCAGCATAAGTAAGTCTATACTTATCCCAGTTATTAGATTCTGTAACATATATTGGGTGTTTTAAATTAATCAAAATACATTCTCCAAATTTTTCGGTTGCACATTTTCTAATGCAACACCCAATGCTACTTCAGAATATACTCTTGCAAGTGCGAAGTGATCATGTCTAGTCTCACTAATCCACTTACCAACTGGATTACCATTTGGGTCACGTGTGTACATACGTGCTGGCACTTGTATATGTTTTCGGTAAGTTGGTGATAAATTTCGTGGAAAGCTCATTTTACCAGCCATAACTCTACCTAATGCACAATCAAACCATGATGTTCGATCAACAGTCATCATTTTATCATCATCTGAACCAATCGTGATACGTCGCCCGTTCATGCCTCTACCAAACATGCAAGCATAAACCCTACCTGGTAAACGTGATGTAATTTTATAAACAGCATATGTTTCAGGGTGACGGTCAATTACACAACCTTTTACATTATATCTTGCTAATAATTTTAAAATCTCAACAACACCATCGTGTAAATCAATTTCACCTTCTACCATTAAACGTGGAATAAAAACATCATTAACATCAAGTGTGGTATTTGGTTTGCCTTTCATATGCCATTCATCAATTTCATAATGCCATTTGGCACCAACATCAATCCCCATTGTTATAACTGGTGACGTGAATGTATCACCTTTCATATAATTACCAGTACATCTTTCTATATTTTCTGCTGAAACTCTTGAATCACCAACAATGTGTGTTTTACCCAATTTTGAATTAAAAAATTCTTGTTCTTCTGTTGGATCATATAAACTTTTTAAATAAGATTCAACAAGCTCCCAAGGTTCAATAGTGGGTGAATACATTTGATTCACTGAAAAACCTCTATTAGCCCGATCAGGGAATTCAGCAACAAATTTACCTGTACTTAACCAATTTGCTTTATCTGCATGTTCTAAACGGCCTTTACATAAATTACAAAAATAAAATGAATCAAGAAGTCGTTTATCGGTAACACTCTCCGCTGTAATATTTACATTATCTGGAAAATTTAATTCAATTTGTCTCCCACAACATGGGCACTCAAAGAAGAAATGCTCCATTGTTGATCTAAGATAAAATTTATTGATTCCGTGTCCATGTATCGTGGGAGTTGAAATCATCATACATTGTTTGATTTCTTGTCCACTGGATCGTTCAAGTACCAACGGAATATTTTCTTCCGGCATCTCATCAATCTCATCCAACACAATAAAACCAGTTGGGATTGATTTCAAACGGCTACGACTTTTACCCCCACGAACATATAAGGTACTATTTCCAGCACGTTTAAGTCCTACATTATTTACATCTGAAAACATTTTTCTAAGATGTTCTGATTCATCCAAAGCAGGATCAAATCGACCAGATGAAAAATCAGATGCATCATTTTCTGAAGGTAAAACGTATAAACAATCTACCTTCTCAATATCAATTTTATAAAATGTTTTATTTTATGCAGCTTCTGTATAACCAATTTGTGCGGCTTTTTGCCCAATCACTAATCTTGAACCAGCATCTTGTATACTTCTAAGCCAAGGATAACGATCATGTTTCCAAGGTTTATTTTTCAATATTCTATAAGATTCAGCCCACCTTGAACAACTTTGAATTGAGGATCTTTTTATACCCCTTGCGACAAGATCACGCATATCTTCCATGATTGTTGATTCTTGCATTACTTTCATTACCGTAGTTCCTCAAGCAATTCATGGCTAATTGAATCTAATTGATCAGGATCTGTTACATGTCGCCCAACAATTTCAACCATTTTAGCAGCAAATTTCAAAGCAGTTGGACGATCCATCATTTGCCCCATATTCTTTTCAAGTCGATCACATGACATAACAAGTTTTTCAATCTTGATTGTTAAATCACTAATCTTAGCAGAATACATTAATAATTCTGTTCGATCAGAACATTTATTCATCATTTCTTCTAAAACAATCCGTAGAATACCAATCTCATCTCTTAATGATTTAACTGCATCATGTTCCGTGAATTCATCTAACCTACTTTGCCATACTTTTAAACGATATTGTTTTGCATTTTCACGTTTCTGTGCATTAATTTGTGAATTAGCACCATGTCGCGGGCATCTTGTTGTACCTTTTACAACTTTATAACATGCCCCACCTTTTGTGAGACATAGCTCACAACAGTCCTCATCATCCTGGCTACAATGTTCTAATGGATATACTGACATAATTTTACTCTAAATAATAATATAAGTTTCATTCGTCGGTGCCGTAGTCACCTGACTAATTGTTAAAGTTGTTGTAGCTAAATCATAATCCGTAATACTCGCTACCCGACCTGCTAATGTACCTGTTAGGAACATAACGATACGTCCATTGTAGGTATCATTTGCAGCAGTTAAACTTGTATCAATAAGCGTAGTTACTGAACCACCAGTAGCAGTGCTTGTAACCATTGCACCAGCAGATGTTGCAAGTTTTTTTAACCACGTTGCAACTTGTGTTTCAGCAAGCAAAACACTATCTAAATTCTTTGCTGTTATACCTTCTCCTGCTATATTTACACCCGTACTAGGTAATTTATCTAATATGGCACTAGCATTTGATTCAACACGATAAATATCTAATTTATCGCCAGCTTGTGGTATTCCTGAAAAATTATTAGACATTGTTACTGTACGTGTAGAACCAATATAATCTGATATACGTAGTGTTTCACCTGTCAACACACCACTTGTCAAAATTAAATAATAACCAATATAATAACCATCAATAGTTTCACCACTCTGCAAATTAAAAATTGTATCAGTGCCAGTTACATCAACTTCTGTACTTAAAATTGGTGCCGTATTTACAGTATCCAAATCAAAAGAACTAAGTCCTTCACCAGCCATTTTACGGGTGTTACGCGGTAATTTACTAACAATTGAAGTTGTATCAGCTAATGTTAATGTAACATTTGCATCAATATTATTTGTATCTATACCAATCTGTCCATCTTCAACAGCTGTATTAATTTCTGCTGTAGTTGGCAATTGATCCAAATTCTTTATGGTTGCACCTTCACCAGCCATTTTTGCGCCAGCATTTGGTAGTTTTGCAATGATACTATTAACATCAGGCGTACGTATAGCAAAGATTTTAAAACCAGTTGTACTATCAATAGCAGTTTGTATTACATCAAAAGTTGCAATATGTGTTGTACCATTATAAGCAGTTATCCAACTTGACTGTCCCACACCTGTACCTGAAACAAAATCAATTAATGATCCATTATAAATATTATCAACACTTGACGCAAAAACACCTAAGTCTATTGTTGTTGTACTCGGTGCAGCTAAACTATTTGATGTACCTTCTAAAAATACACTTGGTAGTTTATCTAAAACGGTAACATCACTTTTTCCACCAGTTACTTGGTAAATTTTAAAAGTAGTTGTTGCATCAACTATAATTCCAAGTGGTTGTTCCCAGAATATTTCAGGTGTACTACCATTATAATCATTAATAAATCTAGCCTGTTGTGCACCAGTTCCACCATTAAATACAACTAAACAATCAATATAATAATCATCATTTGCATTTAAACCTGTACCTGAAATTTGTGCACTCGTTGAACCACCTACATCAACTGTACCATCACTAATCAATATTCGTGTTCGTAATTCTTGATCTTGAATCCATTTACCGATAGAACCAGCAACATTCCTATTTGCATGTAAATCATCCCAAACTGTATCAGTAACAATTTGTTCAGGTGACATTGCAGAATAAATTGCATAACCTGTTGAGGCAGCCGCAGCAATCTCAAGTGGCCGATCAAATGTCACTACACGTGCAACATCTGTATGTGATTCAATGTAACGTGCTTGTTCAGCACCAGCACCACTAGTTAAGACAATTAAACAACCCTTATAAAAATTATCTGCACCAGGTGATGATGCAATTGTAAGAGTAGTTGTTGAACCTGCTGTTGATGTTCCAGATGCTAATAAACGTGGACCATTACTTGTGTCATTTAATGCACGGCCCATTGTACCAGCAACAGTATAACTGCTTTTCTGTGCACTCCACACTTCTTCTGTTACAATATCAGAGAAAGCAACTATTGTTGATCCATTTGTTAAAGTTAATTCATTGTTCGTTATATTATTACCACCATTATCAAACAATGTTATATCACCAGAACCAATTGCATCTAAATTAAAATACTGACCACTAGTCAAGAAACTTGTATTAATAACACTTATCTCAACGTCACCACTACTTGACGTATCCATATTTACAGTATCAACGACACCATTAATATTTTGTATTGCACAATTATCAATAATAATGGTTTGATCATTTGTTATAGTTGAACCACGAATAAAATTAGCATCACCAATACTTTTACAATTAGTTAATACAATATCCGTTGGTGAAGATCCTAAATCAATACCATACGCATTTGTTAAATCTAAATCGCAATCAGTCAATGATATGTTATGCCGGCCACTAGTTGGGTTACTAATTTGTAATGCACCATCTTGTGACAATAATCTACAACCAACTATAGTTAATTCAGTTCCACCTGCAGCTGTAACCCCAATACCTGCACCAACTGATATAACTTCTACAGAAAAACCTTCAAGATGGCTATTACCAATAACTTTTAATACGGGATCAGTTATTGATGCTGTATGCCCACGAATTATTGTTACCGTTTTGCCACCACCAATAACACTAACACCATCTGGTAAATCTACAGTTGTACTGGTAGCTACTGTATGTAAACCACCTGCGAGAAACAAAGTATCACCAGCACTAACTAGAGAAATAGCTGCTGCAATCGTTTTCTTTGCAGTAGCTTCCGTAGTCCCATCGCCTGTATCATCTGCTTGAGCAGGATCAACAAAATACGAATTTGAATCAAATACCCAAGACATTAGTATATTCCTAATAAACGTGACTTCTTTTTATTTGCGTAAAGACTCACACTATAAGGGTAAGTATGTAAATAATAAATTTCTGCGTCAGTTAAAGCCCTACTGTAAACGCGGAAATCATCCAAGACTGCGTTTAATGGCCATTGTGAGGTTGTTTTCCAATCACCTATGATTTGGGTATCCTCACTACCTGTCCACGTCAATGTACGTGTGAGGCTGGTTGCATCCTTTATTCCATCGAAGAATACTTCTGCAACTCCACTTGTCACACGGAGTGCTACGTGAGTGTCTACTCCCGCCACTAAAGATGTAAGTGATTCAAGTCTTTCAGAAGCACTAACTCCATCTCCAAAATATAATCGCACCTTGCCGCCAGTGACAACATAGATTCCATATTTTTGATTTTGAAAAGATCCAGAAGTTGTTCCACGTTTTATTATTCCAATGGAACTAGCTACGGAATGGCAATTTATATTTGTGCAGATCGTAAAATCAGATGGCAAACTTAATGCCGAGCTGACGGGTAAAGTAATATGCTCACCAGCCTGTGCAGTGAAATCTAAAGCGTTTCCAAACACTCCAGCAACAGAATCATTATCAAATGTAATACCCCCGGTCAGCGTACAAGTTTGATTATTGCTCGAATCATCCTTTGCGTTGGTTCCTGTTGTTTCATCCAGCTTCAGAAGCAGTTCAAGATTTGGATCGTTGTTTAAGCTCATATTACTGCTACAGCTTTCCAGCCTGTATTGCTGGTGCCAGATCCTTTCAAATACAAATTACCATTGGCGATATCAGTGCAAAGAGTTCCTGGATCTGCAATTATCTTTCCCTCAGGAGCTGCTGCTGCGATTATGTTTCCTCGAAGCCGATGGGAACCACCAACTGGAGTAGACGTCTGGGCCAGCAATAGATATGTTGGTGTATCAATAGGCTCAGACGAAATGTTGTCGGCCATGTACCAATCATTAAGCCCTAGTCGGCCCAACTCGTCAGGATTACTTTTCTGTTGGATATTTCCTGCGGCCTCTGGAGCTGCTCCTATTATGTTGTGAGTAAAGAAACCTTGATTGATGTAATCAAATTCAACTCGACCATCACGAATCAGATTATTGTTAATGTTTAAGTTTATGCTTCCATTGATCTGTAAGGCTCTCGTTGACGTAGCATTGTAGATGATATTGTTCGCTATCACACATCCGTCAGCATACTCTACTTTTATCATACCATCGCAGGTATTCCCTTCAACTACAACATCCCGTAACTCTCCTATATGCAGACAGACAACCGTATTGGGTACTGTTACGCCATCGGCTGTACCAACTGGCCATGGCATCCGTTTCAAAGTGAATTTTCCAGCACCCTCATCTACTGTGATTTGGTAGCGTCCTCCAGGATTCGTGGCATCTCCCATCTGCAAGATAGTTCCAGGTGGCAATGCATACGAAGAGGATATCCCCACGCCTGATACGGTCGATCCAACAGCAGGTTGCGTGAAACTACTATCCAAACTTGCTGTTCTATTCAGTGTTGGTGTACCCGGATTGTTAGTCCAATGCAGCAAACGAATTGCTTCAAATTCTGTTGTGGTGTTTTCTCCTACCAGCAGATTGTAAGCGTCCATGCGTCGGATTGTGTTGTTACTGATAACCAGCTCGTTTATATGGAGTGGTGTGGAATTGATTTCTATTCCATGCTGGCCGAGGTCCGTTACAACATCTTCAATCCAATCGTCTCCTAGAATCGTGTTACCAGAAATCACCACCCCGTCCATACTCATGCCCTCCACTTGCTGGAGCCCATCCGAACCTAGCTTGATTCCGATGGTGGCAATTCCAGTAATGTGATTATCGCAGATGCTTATGTTTCGCCATTGTCCTCCATTTCCAGCTTGTCCAGTAATTGCAATAGACGTTTCGCGGGTGTGATAACACCAATTCCTTTCGTATTGTACGCCATTCCAACCCTGCCCTCCGCCGCTTATGAACTGCACAAACTCGGCGTCGTGGATACAATCGGTGATTCTAAGATTGCGATTGTTTCCCGCTGCCCCTTCGTAAAGAAGAAACGACCAAGCATCTACTGAAGTTGTAGACCGAGCTCCTGGCAAATTGCACGAAAACCGTACATGATGGAAATTGATATTATCCATGCGGTCATTGGTTGGATCGTTGCCTCCCACGATATAGACATGCCGCATCCCAGCCAAATCTTGTTCTACTAGATTTGCCAAATTGAGGTCCATCTTCAGGTCGCAGACTTCAACATTCAATTGAGGTCCAACGTATCCAGTTCCATCCTTCTGGTAGGTGCTCAATCTCATAACTGGTTGGGCATTGGCTCCTTGAGAGATTGCTGTAGGCGATGACTCCCCTCTCAGCAACGTGGTAGCTCCCATCCCGGCACCTAGAATTCGTACATCGCTCTTGGGAGCAATCCATCCCGTACTTAGAAAATAGCTACCCGCTGGGAAATAGACCGTGTCTCCGGCCACTGCGGCATCTATCGCCGATTGACAGGCTGGCCAATCATCCGTGATTCCATCTCCTACTGCTCCGTAGGATTTTACATTCAGAGTGTCTGATGGCCCTGCTCCAGAATTATCATCCACATACTTCTTTGTCGCTGGCTCATAATCGGCATCTGGATTAAAGAACGAAGTATTGTCTAGCTCCAAGACGTTGGACTTCAAAGCCAAAGCAGACAAGTCTTGGTCGCCCGTATTCACTCCCGAAACGTTATCCAGAGCTGCCATGTTTGTATGGACATGCCCAACGACAGCAGCATTATCCAGAACTGTAATTGCAACGACGTCTGGAGGAGGAAGCGTAACCACAACTCCCAACGAAACAGGAATTGTAACCACCACTTGGTTGGGATCAGTATTGGTTTCAACACTGATATCAGTCAAGCCTTCTAACTGTACCGAAACTTTGCTTATGAGGTTCATGGTGTTTGAGTTTCAATTATGGTGAGAGTCCCTGCTACAATCTTCGTTGTGACGTTCTGAGTATCAACCATCAACATATCCCACTTCGGAACAGTTCCTGTCCCTGGTATCAGTGGATCGGTTTGGGCAACAGTCTTGTTGATAAGCACTTGACCATTCGTTGGGTCGCCGTAGATGGTTGGGTTCAAATCCAACGTCCCTCCTGGCAACCAATCAGTCGTTCCATTAGCTTGAGCCCTGAAAGTGTAACCAGTAATATCCAGAGCAGCTCCCTGATCATCTTTCAGGGAAAAGATAATCGTAAGAGTGGTCCTATCGTGGATGACGATATTATATGTCCCGGGTTGCACGACTATTCTCCTATGGCAGCTTTATTTGGGTTGTGACTTGGACTGGCACTTGCTGTAATGTAACTTCCACTGATATTGGCGACGATAGAACTTTCCAATCGGTGTAGGAAATTACTATGCTAGGATTTTCTATGATAGCAGGCATCGCTACTCCCTCAACTTATCCACAACAGGAAACAATACTTCATAAGTCTCCTGAGTTCCACTGTTCCCAGTAATCAAACAGTCAATAAGAACATCTGTTCTCTTCACACCAGTAAGAACAACAGCGACACTGAACTGAACACCTTTCCCGATTGCAATAGTGCCTCCATCATCTTTAGTGATCGCTACTGCATTGGCCAATTCGTTTGAAACTTCTAAAACAGACGGCATTTTGCTAGTCATTTTAACGTTTGATATCGTTTCATTGGCTTCCAAGGCATTGGTAAAGTCTATCGCACAATCCCTAGCCCCACTTCCAGTCTCGGACGATATTTTACTGAACACCAATTGAGTCTTGTACTCATCAAGCAACCTCATCTATTTGTTGAGCTGTCG